GCCACGGCGACACCGCCAGGATCTCGCGCTTGACCGCCCACATGGTCAGCAGCTTCAGGATGCGCAGCCAGTGGTTCGCTGTCGATGGCGCGTGCGTCTTCAGGTGCTCGCCGCGCGCCAGCTCGACGTCCTTCGTGGTGATCTCGCCGATCGGCTTGGCGCCCAGGTCGTACATGTGCAGGCGCCGGAAGGTCTCGACGCTGCGGATGTGCGCGGCGCTCACCGTCGGCCTGTGGACAACTACCCACATGCCGGCCAGCTCGTCCAGGGTCGGTACCGGCTCGCCGCCGTTCGCGCGCACGACCGCGGCATCGTATTCGCGCTTCGCGATCCCCTCGGCCTTGACCTTGCTGGTCATGCGGGTGCTGCGCTGCACGCGCTCGTTGCCGACCTGGAAGCGGAAATGCCAGATCCGGCCCTTCTTGAAGAGGTTCGCGCTCATCCTTCGAACCTCCCCGCGCTGCGTCCCTTCGCCGACGTCGCCGGCGGCGCACCGGACCAGTCCGCGAAGCTGCAGGTGGCGCCGTCGAAGCGCAGTAGCACGTCGCCCAGCGGGCCGCCGCGGTGCTTTCGCACCAGCACCTCGGCGAAGCCGCGCAGGTCCGGGCTCTCGGGGTCATACATCTCGGGCCTGTGCACCAGCATCACGATGTCGGCGTCCTGCTCGATCTCGCCGGAGTCGCGCAGGTCGGACAGCACCGGGCGTTTGTCCGGCCGCTCCTCTACCTTTCGATTCAGCTGGGCCAGCGCCACCACGACGATGCCCAGCTCCTTGGCCAGCGCCTTCAGCCCGCGCGAGTACGAACCGATCTGCTCGTGCCGCTTCTCGCCTTCGCCGCCGGTCATGAGGCCCAGGTAGTCGACGATGATCATGTGCAGGCCGTGCTTTCGCTTCCAGGCCTTGGCCTTCATGCGCAGCTCGAGCAGGGAGATTGCCGGCGTGTCGTCGATCGCGAACCGCAGCACGTCCAACTTGATGCAGCCGGTGGTGACGCCGGCCCAGGCGGCTTCGTCCTCCGGCGGGATCTGGCCCATGATCTTGGCCAGCGCCACCTGGCCACGGTTCGCCAGCGCGCGGCCGGCGATTTCCTGGCTCTCCATCTCCATGCTGAAGTTCAGGACGCTGTGATCGGCCGCGACGTTCAGGCCAATGTCGCTGGTCAGCGCCGTCTTACCCATCGAGGGGCGGCCGGCCACGACGACCAGGTTGCCCGGCCGGGCGCCGCCGTTGAGCAAGCGGTCCAGGCCTGGGATGCCGGTCGGGATGACATTCATCATGCCCTCGGCGCGCTTGCTGACGCCGTCGATGAAGTCGACCAGGATGTCGCGGATCATCTTCGGCTCGTTGCGCACCCGGCGCTCGGCCAGCGAGGTGACCATGGTCTGCATCGCGTCGAGCACCTCGTCGGCGCTCTTGCCCTTCGGGTTCGCGGCCAGGCCGGTGATCGAATCGGCCACGTGCATGGTGGCCCGCAGCAGAGCGCGATCGACCACGATGCCAGCGTAGTAGTCGATGGCGGCAGCGCTCGGCACTGTTTGCGCCAGCTGGTTCAGGTATTCGCCGATGCCGTCGACCACGGCGCCGCGGCCCTCCAGCGCGGCCCAGACGGTCATCACATCGGCCGGCTCGCCACGCCCGATCATACGCACGATCTCCGCGAACACGATGCGGTGGTCCTCGCGGTAGAAATGCTTCGCCTGCAGGTCGCCGATCCGGTCGAAGCTGTCGTTGAAGCGCAGCAGCGCGCCAAGGACGGCCTGCTCGGCCTGGATCGAGTGTGGTGCGACGCTTTCCGCACCGTGCTGTTTCGTCATGGTTTCCTCGTAAATTTGCCGCCGATCGCGTCGGCATAGCCCTGGCGCCCGATGAGGCGGTCGAAGCCGATCATCGGCGGCAGGTCGTTGTCGTCGCGCAGCCACGTGAAGTAGCGCCGCGCCAGGTCGGGCTTGTTGGAGAAGGTCAGGAACTCGGTCACCAGCGCCTCGCGCGCCGGGACGAAGATCGAAAGCGAGATCTCGCCCAGCTGCTGGCCCAGCACCTCGTTGAAGATGTCGATCACCTCGTGCACCGGCGGCGAGTACTCGACCGCGATGACGTCGAGCCAGCCCTGGGCGTTCAGCCAGGTGGCAGGATGCGGGATGAACTGCGGATTGCTCCACTCGCCCGATTTCATGGCCCGCTCTAGGCCGGCGAGGATCGCCTGCAGGAGCTGCTCGTCGGGGTTGAGCGAAGCGAAGGCCTTCTCGGCCTGCTTGCGCGACTTCTTCCGGGGGTAGGCAGCGTAGAAGCGCTCGAAGCGTTCCAGCACGGCGGCAGCGAGACCCGTCATGGCCCGGCCTTTGCGGCCTGCTGGGGTATCGCCGGTGCTGGTTTGACCCGTCATGGCCTGGCCGTCCTGGCCTGCTGGGGTCTCGCCGATCGTAGCGCGGTCCGCTTGCGGAGCGCAAGATTTTTTGTTTTGGTGGTTTTCTTTTGGAAGGTTTTCTTTTGTGTGTCCAGATTCTGGACTATCGACCTGTCCGGATTCTGGACTAGCAGCGTCCAGATTCTGGACATGTCCGTAATCTGGACTACCCTGTCCGGAATCTGGACTACCCTGTCCGGAATCTGGACTATCTGTCATTGCACGAAGCTGCGCCTTCGAGATCCACCGGCGGTGGTCTTTCTGGATGCCGATGATCATGCCGAAGCGGCCGGGCCGCTTGTTGATGACGTTGCGCGCCGCCAGCACGTTCAGCGCCGACGTGACGTGCTGACGCGCGACGCCGCACATGGCGCCGATCTGTGCAGCCGACATGTCGTCCTCTTTTTTGCCGTAGCCATAGGTTTTTCGGATGACTGCGAGGATCACGGACTGCTCGTGGAGCGAAAACCCGCTACCGAGGATCGTCTCGAGCAGTTCGTTCGCGATCATGGTGAAGCCGTTCTCGGTCTGCGGCGTGGTCATGCAGCCGCCTGGCGCGCAGGGCCGAACAGCGCCGCCACCAGCGGATCGCGGCTGTGCACCAGGGGAAAGGCGCGGGTGGTCACCTGGCTCGGGATGGAGATTGGCCCGCGATCGGGCACGGCGGCGCGTGCGTGCTGCTTGCGCTGGAGCTCGTCCAGCTGCTCTTTCGAAGCGGGGCCGGGGTGCCACATGTGGGCGACGCCGAGGCCGCAGCTGGTCACCTCTTTCACATAGTGGACGCGGCCGGCTGCCATCAGGGCCACCAGCCGCACACGGATCGCGTGATGGCTGAAGCCGAGCTGTCGACACAGTTCCTGGATCGTGCTCGGCTTACGCTGCAGCGCCTCCTCGATCTGGCTGCTCAGCTCCAGGTAGGCCTGCTTGCTCTTGTGATGCCGCATCGCTCACCCCTCGCCCGCTTCGTCGACTACCTTGCGCAGCTCCTGGCGTGCGCGATACTCGGCCGCGCGCTTGGCCGCGTCGGCCTTGTTGGCGATGGCCTCTTTGTCGATGGCGCGCCAGATGCGCGCCGCCGTGCCGATCTTGTCGTTTTCCGGGTTCTTGGGTTGTGCCTGGTCGTGCATGTGTTCCTCGGTCAGCTGCCGCAGTACTGCAGGTGGGATTCGCTTGGCGCAGGCCGGGCCGGGAACGACATGGCCATGTGCTGGCCATGATCTGGCAATTCCCTCTGCTGCTGGGCTCGCTTATGCTTCTGTTCAGCCGTCCAACGTTTCAGGAAGGAACGAATGAGCGGGCTGGTCTTGACGTCTGCAGCGGCACGCTCCGTCTCGTAGTCGACGAACTCGTCCGCGCTGAGCAGGGCTTTGATTTCGATGGTTTTTGCTGCCATGGTGCTTCTCCTTGTGGGTGGTTCTCGATGGGGTGCTTCTTTAGGTGCAATGGCTCAAGAGCAACTGCTTTGGTGCAACTTTTTGAACGACAAAAAGCCGCTGGGTTACTGCGGCTGGGGTTCAATGTGAACGGCAAGCTCGGGCCAGATGCGCTGCCAATCGTCGGGGAACATCTCCCGACGCGTAACAAGGCCACGTGTCGCAGCCTCGATCGCTGCTCCATGTGCGACCGGGATCGGGCGGGTTCCATCGGCCCAGCGACTTATGTCCGGGGCGTGTGCGCCGATGGCCTTGGCCAGTGCCGCCTGGCGGCCGCGCTCTTGCATGAGGTATTGGGCGAGGTTCATGCTCGACAGATTAGCCTAAAGCTAAACACCACGCAAGCTTTACGCTCATGTATTTTTTTAGCCTTATGCTATTTAATAGTTGAATGAAAACAATTGATGAAGTTAGGCGGCAAAATCTTGCGACACTGGCGACCGAGGCAGGATCGGTTACAGCCCTTGCGAAAGCGCTGGATCGCGACGTCGCTCAGGTCAGCCAGTGGTTGAATGGATCACTCAACTCTGGAACAGGGAAGCCGCGGGGCATCAGGTCCACATCGTGCCG